GCTGTCCGGGAGTCCCGGCGGTTAAAAGCCCGCTGTGAATGCGGTCACACGCCATTGTTTCGCGCTGTGACCGCATTCACACGCCATTGTTTCGCGTTAGTGACGCCATTCACACGCCATTGTTTGGGTGGTGTGACCGCATTCACAGTGTGCTGGGCCAGCCGACGAACAGGGACAGGGCCCAGAGGATGGCCAGCCCCAGGAGGGCTGCCACCACGGCACCGATGAGCAGTACGGCCGCCTTAGTTGCGTTGTGCATTGGCCTCCACCGCCCTGGCCATGGCGTCCTGGAGGGCGGCCAGCGCTGACTGGACCCCGGCGATGGCGTCGGGCAGGGGGCAGTTCAGCCGCATCTGGAGGCCGCCGCCCACCTCCATCCCTGGGGGGAGGTCATCGGCGGCGGTGGGGTCCATGGCCTCCGGGGCCACCATCACCAGGATCAGCATGACCTCATCGGGGAGGTCCTCCGGGATGAGGTCCGGCAGGGCCCCGTCATCGGGGAGGGCGGTCCAGGCGAAGCGGGGGTGGCGGCGGGTCATCGGTCCAGGTCCTCCGGTTGGATCACGCGGTGCACGGTGGGCCACCAGGGCGGAGCCCCGGGGGGTTGGACGTAGACCACCTCCTGGTAGCCCACGTCACGGCAGAGGGTAGCCAACCCGGACAGGTCCAGGCCCGCGTACTGGGCGCAGGCCACCCGGAGCCGGGCCTCCAGGTCATCGGAGTGGGAGTTCGCCCGGAGCCACCAGACGGCCCCGCCGATGATGGCCAGCCAGACCAGGGCGGCCAGGACCAGCCAGCCCACGGCCACCTCCACGGACACCACCCGGCGGGGCGTCATCCGCACCGCCAGCAGGTCGTGGCCCCGTCAGGTTCGCAGACCCGGCCGCAGGCGCAGAGGGTCACGTAGGGCCCGCCCTGCTGGTCCAGGGCGGCGGGTAGCGCGTTATCGAGCACGGACACGAGCATCCGCATGGCCCGGAGGGTTTCCCGGGCGGCGGCGGCCTGCCGGGTCCGGATTTCCACGTCCAGGATGGCCAGGCCCCGGCCCAGCTCGCCCACACACTGGACCAGGACGGCCGCTGTCTCCTGGTCACTCATCGGGGCGTCCCCAGGCCCTGGAGGGCCGTACGGGGGCCCTGGAGGGCCTGGGACGGTTGTTCCTGCTGGAGTTGCACGAACGGCACGCGGCGACCCCGTTGGACAGGTCAAACGGGTCCCCACCCAGGGACCGGGGGGTGATGTGCTCGGCGGTGTCGGCCCAGCCGTGACACCAGACGCAGACGTGGCCGTCCCTGGCCAGGATTTCCGCTGTGTACGCGGCCGCGCGGCGGCCGCCCCACCCGGACCCGCCCATGTCACGTCACCACCGGTCCCGCCAGGGCGTCCACCAGGGCGTCGGCCAGGGCGTCGGCGGCCGTTTCCTGGAGGTCCAGGACCACCGATTCCCCCAGGTACACCAGGACCCGGTCTTCATCGTCACTGATGGTCCTGGACAGTTCAGCGGTCACGGCGGGACCACCATCGAACGTTATACGGGTCCTCATCATCGGGCGATTTCCTCTCGTGACGACCGGGTTTCGACCGGTGGCGTTTCCACCATCCGTGAGCCCAGATGACCGCCCAGAACAACAGCGGGCGTTCCGGCATGGCCGCAGGGTCCCACCGGGCACCGACAGCCCCGGCAGGCTCACGTCATGTCCCCCTTGCTGGTCGGTTCCCGTTCCGGTTCCGGGAACAGCGGGTCCGTGACGATGGTCGGCGCAACCGGCGGGAGGCGAAGCTGCCCGCAGAGGTGGTCCACCGGTTTCCCGTTCAGCTTGGCCGCGAGACGGGACCCGCCCTGGTCCACCGTCAGCCGGGTGTCCAGGAATATGGCCACCTCCTGGACCTGCTGGCATTCCGGGCACTGGAGGTTCAGCACGTACGTGCCACAACCCAGGACCGGAGTCGGAGCCATTGTTTACCCGCCTTTGTGTGGATGAATTGTGGAGCAATTTTGTGGATGAATCCTGTTGCGTCGCAATGGATTTCGTGGCCCGCGCGCGTCACGCGCGTTACTTACGTAACTGTTCCTCAATGGCTTAAGCATTGTTCTTGCTTTTAACTACTAATAAGGAATAGCCCCGTCAGGGTCGAGTCCGGGACGTTTGCGCCGCCCGGCGCGCCGGGGTTGCCAAACTAAGCCCCGGGTGCCCACCCGGACGCTATCGTGTGGTCCTGGGGTCCCTGCCGGGGTCGCTGGCCAGCGGAGATAAGGCCCGGCAGGGATTTCAGGTCAGGTCCAGGTCAGACCTCCGTCCCGCCGGTCGTCAGGGTCACAGACGTGGTCAATGCCCGCGATCATGGCCGCCGCGCATTCACACAGCAGGATTTCCCGCCGCTGGCCGCCGACAATGGTTGTCCCCATGGCGCACTCCGCCGCCGCCGACACTGGCCGGTCATTCCGCTTACGGAGACATTCCTGACAGGTCACCCTGGCCAGGTAGAGGTGACTCACCGCGAACCGGGTCCGGCGGGCTGGCAGGCCGCACCGGACCCGGTCCCTGGAGCCGGGCAGCAGCATATGAACTCTGGACGCGGTCACCGTTTCACCGCTACGGCACGTACGTGCCACTGGGCGGCCCGGAGGGCTTTGTCGGTGTAGTCGGTACGCGGTGGGATGTCCGGCTGGGGTGGCCCGGCGGTGGCCCAGGGCGAGGCCCAGGCGCAGGAACAGACGGCCCTGGCACGGTTGTCGGCGGTCACGATGGTGGCGGAGTGCTGGGTGATGGCGTGTCCCTCCGGTCTTCGTAGACCGGTCCGTCTATGCTGGCGGGGACCGGCCCAGTCGAGTGGGCTGAGACCCGGTGGGAGCAACCAACTCCGCCCGGGCACCCAGACCGTACGGCGAGGCTCCCCATTCCTCCGGGAGGCTCGCCGTACGGCGTTGTACGGGGGTGGCCCGCCGGTTCGATCTACCGGCGGGGCTATCAGCAGGGACATTCCACCACAACAGTGACTATTCCGTCGCACTGGGTGACTGTTCGGGCGTGTCGGTGGTGTCCTCATCGGGATGCACCGTCACCCGTACCGGGTCCGGTTGCGGCGGTAGTTTCTGCCGGTCCACCTCCACCTGGGCGGCCCCGGTGGTTTCCACCGTCGTGGTTTCCTGCTGGTCTGCTGGTTCGGTCATGCTGGTTTCCTTTCTAGTGGGGTGGGCCCCAGGCCAGGGCGCACACGGTGATGTCGGTGTTTTTGAACCGAAAGGCGTAGGGCATGTTCCACCCGTTCACGTCCATCATCGTGAACAGGGCGGTGTTGACCCCGCCGGGTGGGACGAAATTCCCGGGGCCCGGCGGGGATACCCACCCGGGTTGCGCAGGGCCGCCCAGGAACGTGCCGTAGGAGGCCACCGCCCCCTGGACCACCGCCAGGCTGGGGAACGTCACAGAGAATTGCCCGGCGGGCCAGCCGGTACTGTCCGGGCCCACGTGGGCCGTCCCGGTGAACGTGTCCAGGATGACCCCGGAGCCCAGGGAGGACAGCTGGGCGGTGATGGCCTCCGCCAGGGCCTGGATAGCTTTGGGGGTGTCCGCGTGGATATTCACGGACCCGGGGTAGGGCAGGCCGCGCGGGGTGGTCCCGCCGGGCCTGGTCATGCCCAGCCAAACGCGACATAGGGGACTGACGTACCGGAGGCGGCGGGCTGCGACCCGTAGAAGCGGTTCGCGGTACCGGTGTAGTGAACCGGGCAGGTCATGGCCTTGACCCAGACCAGGCCGTTCGCCAGGAATTGCCTGGGGTGCAATGACACAAACGTCCGTGGGATGATGTCCGACCCGTTCGGCGGCGGGAAATTCTTCGCCGCACCTTCGGCATATACCCACCCGGCCGGTTGGACGATGGCACCGACCAGGGTCCTGGACGTGTGGAAATCCACCACGATGTCCCCGTTGATGTCGGTGCTGCCGGTCCCGGTGGCCACGTACATCTGGGTGTAGGAGGCCAGCTTGGCGTCCGTGGCGTAGGCGAGAGTTTTGATGTGGAGGTCAGTTTCGCCCAGCAGGGCGTAATGGGAGGGGTACGGGCCGGTCATTTCGGTATCCCCCAGGCGAATATGGAATATTGCATGGTCCCGCCGAACGGAGACACGTTGGACCCGTTGGCCTTTGTGTTCACGTAGTCCACGTGGACGGTGGCGGAGTTGCCTGGTAGCCCGGTGATCCTGGGCAGTAACACCCAGATGTCGGCGGACCCGCTGGAGTTGTTCGCGAACGGTTCGATGACCAGGCCCTGGAGCGTGGTGAACCCGGGGAAATTAATCGTCAGGTCCCCGCCCGCATTGGAGGTCAGGGACGGCTGGGACATCAGCATGGACCGGTTGTTCAGCCGGTAGTCAATGGCCTGGGACAGCTCCCGGAGGTACACGTCGGTGTCCGCCAGGATGTCCTGGGCGGTGGGGTAGGGCAGACCGGCCGGGGTGGTGGGCCGGGACAGCGGGATCACCACCCCGCTGTCCACCGTGTTCGGGTGAGACATCATGACCCCCAGGCCATCCAGGACAGCCCGGACGTGCCGGTGAACCATTGCGATGCGGTCCCGGCCTGCCCCACCTGGGGCGGCATGAGGGCGATCAGGCCCACCTGGGTGGCAGACATCGTTTCAATCGAGATCACCAGGGGCGAGGCGTTGTTACCGGTGGCCCCGCCCCAGTGCCCGGTGACGATGCACCCGATACAGGTGGTGAAACCCGCTGGCAGGACGATGGTGTACCGGCCGCCGTTGAATGATGCCGCGTTGATGTACCCGCGTGCGGACTTGAAGCCCAGGCCACGGCCCTCCAGGGCGTTGGCCAGGGCTTTAATCCCGTTGGCTCCCTGGTTCAGCGGGTCCGTGCTTTCGGGGTACGGGAGGCCGCCGGGGGTGGCCCCCGTCAGGACAGCGTTGTTTCCGGTCATCGTGGGTCTTCGCTCCAGTCGATCGTGCTGGGTACGGAGGCCCAGGTGGTGGCGGTGGGGATGTCGGCCCAGTCCGGTCCGGTGGCCCCGGCCGGACCCACACCGATCATTGACAGGTACGTCACAGCCCGGTCCACGTCCGCGTAACGGATGGACAGGTCGGTGGACCCGTAGGACAGGGACCCGCCCAGACCGGTGGCGGGGGACCCGTTCAGCTCCAACACCCAGCGGGGAGTCCCCCCGTCGTCGGTGTCATAGGTGTACGTGCCGCCCTCGATATACAGCTGAACGGCGGCCGTTGTCGGGGTCCAGTAGGGCAGGTCCGTGAGTGAAATGGCGTAGCCCAGCCGGGTCACTCCGCCCAGCAGGGTGAACGCCAGGTCCTGGGCGGCGGTGTCCGCCGGTTCCGCCTGGGCCAGGTCCCAGGTCAGCCCGGTGGTCCGCCAGGACGGGGACGGCTGGTGGGCGGCCAGGGTCCCGGCGGCCAGGGAGTCCGCGTCGGTGGAGGTGGTCAGGTCCGTGCCGATGGAGATACCCCGGGCCCCGTAGGCGGCCTCCGCCGCCGTGTCGATCAGTTGGACGGTCCGTTCGGTGGTGCCCGGGGCGGTGGACTGGTCACGCCAGCGGACGGTGGCCCTGGTGATCAGGTCAGTGACCGCCCTGGACCACCTGACGGGGTCCCGGAGGACCTGGCAGGAGGACAGCGGGGTACCGGCCCCGGACCCGGGGGCGGGGGCCCACAGCAGGGTGGCCAGGTTCTGGGCCAGCACATACAGGGAGGCCCGTTTCGCGGGGTCTTCGTAGTACAGGTACGGGCCCGCCTTGGCCGGGTCATACGCGGCCCAGAGGATGGCCCCGGTGGACACCGCCAGGTCCTGGAGCAGCGGGGCGGCGGCCTGCCGGTCCACGTCCATCCGGGAAATCTGGACGGTCGCCGGGCGGTCCGCCACGGTGAGGCCCGCGTCGGACACCCCGACCGCCGCGAGGATCCGTTTGGCCCGGTCCCGGAGCCATTGCATCGCCCAGGGTTCTGAGCCGACGAACCGGTTACCCAGGTCCGACAGCTGGTCGGCGGCGATGACGTTGCACGCCCCCGCCCCGCCGTCATCATCGAACTCCGCTTCCAGGTCCGTGACCCGGCCGCCGAACACCACCGCCCGCCGCCCGGCCAGCTCCGTCCAGACAACCACGGTGGAGCCAAGGGCCACCGTGTCATCGAACCGGATGGCCCCGCCGGGGGGGTCCATGATGCGGAACGAACAGGTGGCCGGGTCCGGCTGGTCCACCGTGTTGTCCCGGCCCCATTCGATGGTCAGCCCGGCCAGGGCGAACGGGTCCGCCGATGCCTCCCCGGGCTGGCCGTCCGCGTACCGGACCCCGTCCACCCAGAGTTCACACGTCGCGGGTATCAGGGTCACACCATCACCGCCCCGCCCCGGCGTTGCTGGGACAGCAGGAGGGCCCGTATCTGTTTCGCCACCGCCACCGGGTCCAGGGCACCCTGGACGATGACGGTGGCACCGCCCCCGGCGGCCCTGGGGGACGGCCCAGCTGAGCCCAGGAGGCCCCGGGAGGCCAGGTCCGGGGTTGTCCCACCCGGGACCCAGAAACGGGTCCCCATGGACCGGCTGGCGGCGGCGGCGGCCGCCGGGGCCGGGGAGGACTTGAACAGGCCACCGATAACCGGGATATTGGAGGCCAGGTTCTTCGCCCAGTCAATGGCCTTCTTAATTCCGTTAATCACATTGTCAATAGCCGTTTTCACCGCGTTAATCGGGGCCATGATGATATTCAGCGCGGTCTGCGCGGCGGACTGGATAAACCCCCAGATGGATGAGCCGACATCTTTGATGGTATTCCAGACGCCCACCACGAAGGATTTAAACCCGTCGATGATTCCCTGAATTGTCTGGAAATACCCGGTGACCACGGATTTAATCGCATCCCATGCGGCGATAGCGGTTTCTTTGATGAAATTCCAGGCGGCCTCCGCCGCGTGTTGGATGGCCTCCCACATGCCGATGACGAAATTACGGAACCCCTCTGATTTATTCCAGAGGATGACCAGCCCGGCGACCAGGGCGGCAATGGCCAGGACCACCAGCATGACCGGGTTCGCGGCCATGGCCGCATTGAAAGCCCACTGCGCGGCGGTGGCCACCGCCATGATGGCCTTACCGGCGGTCTGGGCGGCGGTCCACACTGTTTGCGCGGCGGACGCCAGGGCCATTGCCGCATTCACCGCGAGGATCGCGGCGGCCAGCCCGCCGACGATACCCACCAGGGTCAGGACCAGGGTGGAGTTCTCCCCCACCCACTGCGCCACCCCGGCCAGGGCGGTGGTCACCGCCGCCAGGATCGGTAACAGTCCTTCGCCCAGCGTGGATTTCGCATTCTCATACTGGGCGGACGCTATCTGGGCGGACCCGGCGGCGGTGTCCGACTCCGCCGCGAATTTCCCGATGGCGTCCCCGGCCTGGTCATGGGCCAGCTGCATGATGGTCGCGGCCTTGGCCGCTTCCAGGGCGGTCCCGGTCAGTTTGTCGGTGCCATCGGCGGCCATCTTGGCCGCCACCGTGGTCTGGTTCAGTTTCAGGCCAAGCCGTTCCGCCGGGTCGGCCTCGCCCCGCAGGGCGGAGGTCAGGGCGTCCACCGCGTCGGCGGTGGTGCCGCCCATGGTGGCCGCCAGGTCCGCCGACAGCGCGATCATGTCCCCGGTCTGGGTGGCCGCGTCATCGGCGGACAGGCCCATGGATTTCAGTGAAGCCCCGGCCACGGACGCCATCTGGGCGTAGGCGGACTGGGACAGGCCCACCGACTGGGCGGACGTTTCCGACCATTGCTTGACCCGGTCGGCGGATGAGCCGAACACGGTGTCCACCGCCCCCATGGCCTGCTCGGTGGCGGACGCGGCCTGGGCGGCGGCCCACCCGATACCGCCGATAGCGGCGATGACCCCGGCGGCCGGGGCGGCCATGGACGCCATCCCGGACTGGAATTTATCGAACCGGCTGGCGGTCTGGTCCAGGTCCCTGGCCCCGTCAGCGGAGTTCACCACAACGTCTATGACAACGTCCGCCGCGTGCCCGCCCAGTCCCATAACCGTTACCCTCTCGCCTGTTTCGCCATTTCTTCCAGGACATCCACTGCGGTGGCCAGGATTTCATCCGTCTCGGCCAGCCACACCGCCGGGGCGGTGTGCGTGGCCACCGCCAGCCACACCGCTAGTCGGTGTCTGGTCCCGGCCCGGTAGGGCGGACCGCATCGTCCCCGGCGGACCGGACCTCCAGGCATTGTTCAGCGAAGATTTCCCAGGTGACCGCTTCAGGGAGGTGGCCCTCCCGGAGCCCGGCGGACCAGGCCACGAACGTCATCCAGGTGACCGGGGACACGGTGGGCCCCGGCCACTTGTATTTAGCGGCGGTCCGTTCGTAGCGGAGGATGTCCGGGTTCAGCGTCTGGGCCTCCCATTCCGCCCCGTCCGCCATCGTCACGTGGACCCGTGGATTACTTAAACCCTTGCTGCCCATGGTGTTTCATACCCCTCTGATCTGGCCGGTGGCATCATCCACCGCTGTCACGTACGTGTCTACTATGCGGGATTGGTTGGCCTCCAGGGCCCGCCGCATATACAACCGGGGGCGGATACCCCGCCGCCGCCAGCCGCCCTCCTGGGGGCCCGCGTACGGGACCAGGGAGCCCCCGGCGGTGATGGCCACCCCGTCCGACACGGTGGCCGCGCGGATGGATGCCGACAGCCGCCCGGTCTTCCGTGGCGCGTTCGCCTGGGCCGCCCTGGCGACCAGTGACCCCACCTCCTGGTGAGTCGCTGACAAGTCCGCCAGGTCATCCGCCGCCGCCCGCATCGTCCTGGCCACGGTGTCAGCCCCGCGTACCCGGACACTGCCACCGGGGGTCATTCCGTCATGGTGACAGCGTCGGCGGCCGGGATGGTCGGTGAATAGGTGGGCTCATCGGTCAGGGCCCAGGTGAAATCACTGGTCATGTCCGCCCCGAATTCATCGGCCCCGAAATCCAGCGGGTCGATAATCAATTTCCCGGTGGCGGTCACCGCCGCCGCCGTGTTCGGGGTGAAGACGTAACTCTGCTCGGTGCCGTAGGCGGTGGCGGACAGCATAAAAATACCGTCCGGGTCCTCCGGGTCCACGTCCATGGACCCGGACATTTCCCAGGAGTAATCGGCGGCGGGGAGTTTCTTCGTCCCACAGAGTTTCGTGGTGGCGTCCCCCTGGTCCTTGGTGGCCGCGATGCGGACACCATTCACCAGACAGGAAACGTCCACCTCCGTGCCGGTGGCACCTATCTTCAGAGTTCCGGGACCGAACGTGGGCATGGCCTATTTCCTCTCAGGCGGGGATACGGGTGGTGAACGTCAGCTCGTAGGCGGGTAACGGGGCGGCCTGGTCCGGGACGGACAGGTCGATCGGGCGGGCGGTCACGATGGCCCCGCCCAGGGCGGCCTGGGCGGCACTGACCAGCTCGCCCAGGTTCCGGTTGGCGATATTCCGGCCGGAGTTCGGGACCACCGCCGCCAGCCGCCATTCCGCGTCCCAGCAGTTCTTACCGAACCGGTACGTCAGGACCGGTGGGCCCACCCAGACGGCCGGGGGGTTCAGGTCCCGTTCGTCGGCGGCCGCCCGGAGGCCCGCCCCCGTCAGCCGGGCCACCAGGGCGTCCACCGCCGCGTCCAGGTCCATGGTCAACCGACCAGCAGGTGACGCCAGGGGCCCTGCCGCAGGGCCCGCTGAATTTCGGGATCGTACTGGGACACGTAGATCACGGATTCCGCGAAGGTTTCCAGGCCGCCGGGGGAGTTCCGCCGCCGGACCACGCGGGCGGCCAGCATGACCGCCGCCTGGTACACCTCCGCATCTGGCACGTACGTGGCAGGCTCCGGGGGTTCAATGGTCAGGTTGACGGGGGACCAGCGATCAGGGCGGGCGGCCTGGACCTGGGACTCCACCGCCGCCGCCGCCCGTTGGATCAGCGGGTCATCGGTCACGTCCGCACCGTGCCCGCGTAGCCAGTTCTTGACATCCGCCGGGGCCAGCCAGGCCGGGGTGAACACCACCGGGTCCGGTGGCTCCGGGGCGGTCATGGCCTACTTGCCTTTACCGGTGGGGGGGGTGGACAGCGCGGTCACGCCCGGGGTGACATGCAGCACCGTCAGGGCCTCCGGGTTGTTCACCAGGGCGGCGGTATAGCCGAAAACGCCCAGGTCAATTCCGCCGTTGACCAGGGACACGGCCTGGATACCCAGGGGGGGGTTCCGCCATTCGTAGAACGTGGCGGACCGGCGGTCCCCGGCCAGGATGGTGTCATCCGGCAGGGTGTCCTGACCGAACAGGCGGATACCGCCGATGGTCGCGGTGGTGCCCTCCAGGCTGGCGGTCCCCCCGTACAGCCAGGGGGCGTCGATCTGTTTCACGTCAATGAGTTCGGACCAGAGGTTCGTGGAAATGGCCACGAACGACAGCCGGGCCCCGCCGGTCTTCCCGAAATACCTGGCCAGCACGTCCAGGGCCTCCAGGACGGTCGCCGGGGCGTCGGGGAGGGTGGTGGCCTCCGCCAACAGCCAGGTGGCCACCTGGGACTCCGTGAGGACCGCGTAGTTCTCCGCCTGGTACCGGAAATAGGAATTGACAAAAGACCCGTCCCCCAGGTCCATGAAAGCCCGGTCGATGTCATGGGCCCCCGCTATCCGGGTGGCCGTCTCACTGACCGGGGTCACGGAGTACCCGCCCGGGCTGGGTACCGCTGTCTTGTTCCCGGTGTACGGGGCCACCCCGAACCGGGGCTTGTTCACCCGGAACCCGGTCACCGTGAACGATGTCAGCGGGGCGTGGGAAATGGAGTCGATGAGGTCCCGCTCGGTATAGGACGTGTCCCACAACTCCCCCAACCATTGCGGCCGGAACAGGGCGT